CGGCTCTTTATATGGTAGCGGCATGACCGCCTGACCAATCGGCATCCCGCCCGTCTTGATCAGCGCCCCGCCGCCCGGTGGCACGCGGAAGATGTTGGTATTCTGCCGTCCACCGGCATCCGAGAACAGAAATCCGGGGAAGTTGGAATACATCCCCGCATCCAGCAACTCACGCCAAGCCGCCGTGATGGCGTTCGTGGTGTTACCGAGGATGTTCAACAGGCCGATGTCATAAAAGCCAAAGCCGGGAACGAACGTGTATTTGACAAAGTTGCAACGGGCATCCGGCAGTTCTTCATCGTCTTTATCGTAATTGCGCCGGATCGCCAGGATTTGCCGGGACGAAACGTCAATCGTGACGCAATACGGGATTTCCAGGCCGGTTTCCTTGCCCTTGAACGTGTGCTCAAACCCCTTGATGTCGAGTTCGCAATAGCACTCGTAAATCTCGCGGTCGCGGTCCTCCGGATTTCCCTGGCCTTGTTCCACACCCTGTTGCGCCAGCTTCTCCCGCTGCACGCTATCCAGGTTCGCCATGGTTGGCGTGGACAGGTCAACGTCCGCGTAAACCCCCAGGATTTGCAGCCGCTTTACGGTCGAAGGGCGCATCATCGTGCGGTGAGTGATCCGGCGCGCGTTGCGCAAGTCGGTCGCGGTGGAGTTCACAATCAAATCGTCTGCATCCACCGTCTCACTTACCGGTCGGTTGCGCAGCGGACACATATACACCTTCTTAAAGGCGGTCCCGCCAAACCCGAGCATGAGCAACATGCGGTCGGTATCGGGATAGTATTCGGTCGCGACCGCCGTAAGATAGTGGTTCAGGTCGTTTTCAAGCGCCGTCGCCAGAAGGTCCTCTTCCGCCGTGTCGCCGTTACTATCGTCCCGGATTTTGATCGGGCCATCGGTCGGCAGCAACTCAGACCGGGCGTTGGCCTGGAACCGTAACACCGCCTCTAACAAGAGGGGATGACGAACGCGGCTGATCCCTTCGACCGGCGCGCCGTCCGCCGAACCACCAAGGCCGGGGATTTCCGTCTTTAGGCCGAGTAGCTGGATGCCTTGCGCGCGGCTTTCAACCCAATCCTTCCGCGTGTCCAGATCGTCCCGGATGCCACGCAACAGGTCTTCCGCGATGCGCGCCAGTTCCATGGCGTCAATCTCATCGACGAGATTGTCAAACCACCCGCCACCTTCGCGGCGCGCTTTCTTGAGCGGCGCACCGTCCAACGTGATCGTGATCGACCCGTCGTCATGCTCGATCTTGAGAAGGTCGCCCTGGTCATTCGTGATGCCACGATCACCAGCGGGGGGCGCGGGTTCTACCATCACGTCGCCATCATCCAGCCGCTCGCCCGGAGGCGGCGGCGTTTGACGGATCGACGGGGACAGTCCTGGCGTCATGGTCATGTTAGCCGCGCTATCACTTCGCGGCCGGTTTGTCAATCTTAGGTTAGACGGGCGTTAGGAGCGGTGGCGCAGCATGGGGACCAACGCCTCGGCTTCCTCAAATGTCCGGGCACCCGCCTGATAGAGCCGGTGCGCCACGTAATCATCATTCGTGGCCCATATGAGCGGGCGGAGGTGCTTTGGTATCAGGTCAAATTCCGCCATCCGCCATTCGGCGCGGGATTTGATTTCAGACAGAGGTTCTGGGTGTTTCATCTCGATCCTTCAACGCCGCCCGCACCGTATGCAAGAGATCGGTTCGGTTGTCATGTCGCCCGACAAATGGGGAATACCTGATCCCATCCGCGCCGCTGTCAAATGCAAAAAGACCTCCCTCACGCCTCAACGGCGGCAATCCCAAAAAGTGAAATACAGGCAGACGTTCAGAAGTCTCCCACCGCACGTCATCAATAGAAAAATCATCTTGCAATAATGGCCTGACCGGCATCAGCAATCCCGGCGTGCGGATGATCGCGGGAGCCGCCAGCGCGGTTATCAGGCCGCCTATGAAACCGCGTCTGTTCATCGGTCAGATGCTCGTATGAGCGTTCCCGGCATATGGTCAATAAATGATCGAACATCACATCACCCCGGATAACTCGGCGGCGGATCGCCACCAATGGAACGCATGCTGTCAGCCGCCTCAGACGCCCATTCCGGCGCGCGGGTCATCATCCCGGCGTCGCGCAAATGTCGTAACGCTTGGCTAACGGTGTCGGCAAGGTCATCATGTTTCCCCTTCGGAAACACGCTAACCTGCTGAATGACCATATCCGCCCACGCTTTGTCCGGCGCGTAGATCATCCCCTCGGCGAACAAGTGTGACACCGAGTGCAGCCGCGCCAGTTTGTCCACCCGGCCAGGATTGACCAGTTGCACGGCCCAATCCTCATACCCAAACAGCCGCCGCAACTCTTGCGCGACGGAATGCCCCGACGCCTTGTCCTCGATCAGAAGCCGGTCAACCTTCATCTTGCGGCATGTGTCCGCCACCTTCAGAACCAACGCGTGCAGTTCCAGCCGTTCGGCCCACGCCATCATCAGCATGGCGCACGGCATGTCGCCCCCACCCTGCGGCGTCTTTGTCCGGACCTGCAAGGCTTCCTCGAACAGCGCGGCGTTGTCGCCCTTGTCCATCAGCCGCGATCCCGGCGTTGCCCACTTGTTGGCCCACGCGACCGATGCGCCCGAGAACACGCCCCACACCGTCAACGCGGAAAAATCGTTCTCGGTCTTTTCCGTGTAAGCCGTGTCCAGAGACGCGACGATAAAATCCATCGGCGGATACGTGCGCTCCGTGTGAAGCTGCCACCATTCCCGCTTGATGACGCCACCGCCGCGCGGCGCGGGCTCTTGCTGATATTGCGCCGCCGTGGCGTATTGCCCCATTTCCCGCTCTTTGGACTGCACCACGTATTCCGGGAACTTTTCAGGAAACATCAGTTCGCCGGGTTCCGTTCGCGGGTCTTCCCATCCTAACCAGGTCGATGACGCCCGCGTCGGGTCATACCGCATCGGGATCATGAGATGGTCATATCCCAACGCCTTATCCAGGATCATGCCCGATACGTCATCCTCGTGTAACCGCTGCATGATGACGATAATGCTGTCTGTTTTGGCATCGTTGACGCGGGACGACACGCTCTCCCGAAACAGGCGCACGGCATGTTCGCGCTGCACCTCGCTTTCCGCGCCGTCCACCGAATGCGGATCGTCGATGATAACCCTGTTCCCGCGATAGCCGGTAATCCCCGTGAACGCGACCGCCTGCCGGACGCCCATGGCGGTATTCTCAAACTTGATGTCGCCGCGCTTGGTCAATTGGACATGCGGCCATCGTTGTTGATACCAGTCCGACGCGATGAGAAGGCGCATCTTCCGGCTATCACGGATGGCAAGGTCCTGCGTATGAGCGGCGCACACATACCGCAACCCCGGCCGGTTCTGAGGTCCCCATTCCCATGACGGCCATAACACCCCGACGAGAAGCGATTTCATGGAACCAGGAGGCACGTTCGCCAAAAACTTGCGCCCTTCCTCATCCCATGTGATCGCTTCGAGATGCTCGCACATGGCATCGATGTGCCAGCCGTGCGTGTAAGGCGTCTCAGGTTCCAGGATTGGCCACGCATGCCGGATGAACGCCGCCAGACTTTCCGCGCACTCGGCCCGGTCAAGTTCAATGAGAACCTGATCAACATCGACCGGCGTTTGTCCGACCAGGACACTTGTCACCCTGGATCGCTCCATTCCACCCGAACGCCATCCGGCCAGAGCAACGCCCGCAACCGTTCAACCTCGTTCGCCAGCGCCGTGTCCCATCGGACCGGCTCGCATAAGCGCTTTGGCGATGCGCCATCACGGACGCGGATGGCGGCGATGATGTCGTTAAGATCGGGCGGGATGGTGCGGGATGTGGTCACGTCCACGCCTCCGGCGCATCCTGCTCCCGCTTCGCCCGCGCTTCCGCCTTGTCGCGATCAATCTCGCGGAGCCTTTGCGCGATGAACGCGAAATCCTCGCACGCGCGGGGTTGCGGGCGGTATTCGTTTTGCGCGCGGACGTGATGGCTTGCTTCCGCCATTTCCGGAGACGAACGACCAAATCGGCCACCAGTGTCGAACCTATCGCCTACTGTCATCCCCCATCCCCCTTCAACTTCAACATCGCCGCCCGTAGCACAATGCGTTCCTCCGGCGATAGCTGTGTGACATCGATCCGGACGGGCGGCGCGTTCGCCACGCCAGCCACGCCAACATTCTGCTGCACCTTGCCGCGCGTCCGATCAAGCAACCGGTCAAGCGCGTGGATTTGCGTCATCTCGTTTTCGGCATGAAACGCCAAATGATCCAGGCGATTTAGATACAGGCCGGACCGCCCACGCTTTTCATCTAACAGCTTTTCCCATTCCTCCGGACCAATCGCGGCCTTGATCGCGGGCGCGTGCTCTACTTTCAGGTCACGCCACCTACCCTTGGCCGGACCGCCAACGCCCGCGCCCTTGGCAGGACCGCCGACCCCCTTGCCCCTGCCCGACCCCTTCGCCGGACCATGCTTGAACGGACTAACCACTGCTCATTGTCCTGTTCGGTTGCATCCTGACCTCCGGGTTCTGCCATGACCAGCACTCGCCGGTTTCGTCCTGAAAACACACCCAAATCAGGTGATGTTCCTGACTGTAGTCAATGAGGAAATGCGCCCACGCGTTACCTTTCGGCGTTATGAGCGGGATGGGCGGGTCAATGCGGGTGATGGTCATGCCCGCGCCGCGCTTTCAGCGAAGTGCAAAACCATTGTAACGTCCTTATCAGCGCGCACGCTGGCCGGTAAATGGCGCAGCATGTGCA